ACTTCAGCAAAAGTGCTGTCATTAGTCGAGTTAGTCAATAACGCAAGATATAAAGTTGCTCCACCAGTTACAACAAATGCGGTACCAGTTGTGGCACCACGTAATGTAGAGTTTAAAATCTTAGCCTCTTGATGATTTGGAAAAGCTGTATTAGCCATAACTACGTACCTACCTTTACGATTGGATCAGCGCTTACACTTGTAGTGATCGCTTGGGACCATATAACAGATGTGTCCGCTTCATTGTACACATCAACCTGCGATCCGGAGCTTGCATCAACCTTGTTGCGCAAGATACGTAACGCATTTCGTACAGTTCTACCACTAGATGTAGTGGAAGCCTCATTGCCTGAACTGTCTAAGTTTCGCTTAAGGATGCCGTCTGCTATCTCTTCAACTGCATCTGTCGCTAAGGAATCAGCGTCAATTGCACCTGTAGCAATAGATGCTGCAGTAATACCACCTGTAGCAACAGAACCAACAGATCCAGTTACGTTACCGGAGACGGATGCAACACCCTGACTTGTTGATATTGTTGTTCCTGAAAGACCTACAGTTGTAGTTGGCGACCCTACGTTAGCCCAGTCTAATCCTGCCTCGCCACCAGTACTAACATCAAGTGTGCGACCAGCTGTAGTTGGATACAAGTAGGCTTGATCACGCATTGTAAAACGTCCAACGCACGAACCAACAACACTTACAGAGTCAACCGTACCAGTAGTAATAACACACTCATACGATGAACCATCAACATAAAACGCCGTACTGGTACTAATAGAAACAAAGTTTAGTCCAGCAACTCCATCATAGTTGGTTGTCAATGTAACGCCAGCTGTGTCCTGAGTTAAGTTATTGTCTTTGTATACAGATACAACAGGCGTTCCTCCTAAGAGAAAAGGCGCACCAGTAGATGGCCTAAATGTTGTAAACATAAAGGTAATCGTGTCATTCTTGCTGAAGTCGCCAATATATTTACTCATCGCACATACCCCGCTAACGGATTAGCTGCCAATCCACCACCACCTACTGGGGGTGTGATGTCACATATCAATGCTTGCATTGCCCATATACGTAGATCTGACTGAACCCATGCTCCTGCTAACGACCGCTCTGTTGCAAAAATATCGTCTGGGTTTGCAACATAACAACCTCTGTCAATTGGTAAATCTAAATCAAATGCATATATAGAACCAGTGGCTGTACCTGTTGTTGGTCTAAATACTAATCTGTAATAACTACCAGCATTCAGTGTTGCTAATGTTGCTGTTTCAAAATACACAAGACTAGGATGTGCAGTTGCAGCAGACACCTCATCTTTATCTACAAGTACTTCCTGTAAAACTGTTGTGCCGTTAGTGTCATATAAACGAAGGCTCCAGTCACCAAGTGAGAATGCACCACCAATACGCACACCGTTTATCTGATAGGTGGAGCATACATTCGTAGGAACTCTGAAATAATGCCCGTATTCAGTTAAAGCCCCAGACGTACCAACGTTATTATTTGATCTGGAGATAATGTTTTTAATTGGATTTCCATATGTTTTAGTAGAAGTAATAAGTCCAAATACGGCGTTTTGCACAGTAGCCTTTGCTGTGTTTTCCGCAACATATGGGCCACGATGACCATGCGTAGTGTTTGCTATGCTTCTTGAAATAGTCATCATGTCATTAGTATCCCAGCCTCCTCCTCCACTGGCTATTGGCTGCATGACAAGTGCTATCACTTCACCGCGACCCAATGTTATAGATGACGGTAGTGTTCTAGTTACGAATGAGTTATTGTTTGCAGTGATTGGTGTGTAATCAGAATAGTTTGTTAATCCACCATACCAGTTTCCGTCTGGCATACCAGTTGTCGCATTGACAGTCTGAATACCTACACGTAGGTTGTCTGGTGTATTACTCACACTTCCCTGTCTAAATTTGACAGAAGTGACTGTCATCGGCTCTTCAACCCTAATGATTATTCCTAATCTATCGGTAGTAGCATCTAATGTAGTAGTTTGAAAAGCTGGTGCAGCATTAAGTGGATGCAGTATCTCAGGATATGAAATTTTAAAAGCACCCATTACGTCACCTTTACAACAAAACCAGATGGTTCGTTTATGTCAAATGTTGCAACACAAGTCTCATTGTTAAACTTACGGACAGCAGTTACACGACGCAGCGACTCAACCGCGCCGACATCTATGTATTCATCATTACAATACGTTAAGTATGCATCTTCATCAGAAAATTCAATTCCTGATCCATCACTAAAATAAACCACCCAGACACCATCGGGTGTCAGTCCTGTAAACGTACATTCAATCTGCACCATTAGGAAGAACCTCCATCTGGGTTTACAGTCACATCCGCAGTATTACTTATAGTGCCTTCCCAAGCTGCTGTCGTATCATCTTCTTTGTATACAGCCATAGTCCCAGTATTAACCATCACTTTATTGCGCATGGCACGCAATGCTGATCGTACAGTGCGTTCATTAAACACGTCTTCACTATTTCCACTGCTGTCAAGTAACCTATTTAGTAAACCGTCTGCTATTGCGCTTACTGCGTGTACGTGCGTAGGAAGAATAACAAATTCATCACCTGCTTGTGGAATACCACTAAACGCTTCCTCCATCGTAAATAACCCATTAGCTTGTGAGGATGTTAAAGATGGCTTTGATTCTCCAGCTAAATCACCGGTCAGGAACAATACTGTTTGATGGTCGTATGTACCATCCAAAGCAACAATGTTCGAACTAAACTCGGTTGGAGTTGGCGACACAGTTGCTGTCACAATGCCATCTACTACGTAATTACCTTTACGTAATGTGTCCATAATTGCGCCAAATGATCCAGCAACAAGATGTCCGGATGCAATCTCATCCCACACTGCATCAACAATGCCAGACACAGCATGGACATGAGTAGGCAATATTACAAACTCACTACCAATAGATGGCGGAGCATGAAGTGGTTCTTCAAGTGTAACTAAACCATTAGTTTGATTGTAGTCAATGATTGGTATTGATGTTCCAATGTGATTACCAGTAACAAATAATAGGCTCTGATGATCTATAGATCCCGATTCATTTGTAAGGTTACTTGAGAATGTGTATATGGTTGGTGTTACAGTCGATGTAACAATGCCATCAGTTGTGTAGTTAGCTCTACGTATTTGCTCAAGCGAGTGGCCCATGGTGTTTCCAGAGGTGTACTGATTACGAGCAGCTAACCATACTGCATCAGATACAGCGTCATATCTATTAGCAATACTAAACTGAAACAACGGTGTAGTTACCGACTGCCCGTCAATAGTTGACCCTTCTAGAATAACAGTGTAGTCAGCACCTTCTACATAGAATACGTTAGTTGTATCTATAGATACGGAATAAACACCTGTGAGAGAGTTAAACTGAGCTGTAGTGATGCCAGACGTGTTTACAGACCCAGCGGTATTATCCTTGTAGCACCTAACTGTACCTAGAGTTGTAGGTGCAATTGACGCGCCAGTAGATCCGGTTATGTTAAACATGTACCGGACAATTCGTCCATCGTGAAAGTCACCTATATAAGGAATCAATTCACTAACCTCCCACCAACAAGTGGCCCACCACCAGATACTCCAGCAGGTGGAGCAACCGCATCATTAATTATCAATTTCCAAGCCAGTGTTCGTGCAGTAGTGTCAGTCCACGCACCAGTATTAATTCTTTCTGTGCGATGATGTAAACCACCTGTACCTACATACGCTCTAGCATATGTAGCATTAGCATAAGAAAAGTCTACAACTGCAGTTGCAGCAGTTGCACTAGTAGCTTTTATTGTTACTCGGTAGGTGCTTCCCGGAGTTAACGATGTTAATGTTGGTTCATCAAAATACAGAGTCCTTAGAAATGGGCTACCAGCACCTTGTCTTATTTCTAAAGCCGTAAAAGATTTACTTTGCAATACGTTATTGGACGAATCATACAAAAGCATATCAAATGTAGCTGTTGCGTTTGCTGGTGTAAGCATACACTGAATACCAAGAACGGTAAATGATTGAGTCCACCCAGATGGCACTGTAAATTTTACGCCATACTCATTTGGTGTTGACCCACTGCCAGTTCCATATGCAGCAATGGTTGATACACCAACTAACGGATTCCCGTAAGTCTGACTACTGCTATTTGCCCAGTGAACAATTGTTTGAGCTTGATTGCTATCTGACCTAACTCCACTTTGCAGTGCAATCATTGTAGGAAAAGCTGTTGGTATCTGACCTACGTTTGAACTAATCGTACCTAATCCAACGTTATTGGTAGCATCGTAAGTTCCAGATTGGGCATATAACACAATGGCATATATTTGACCCCTAGTAACACTTACTGTTCCGTTTGCCGTGATACTTAATGTTAATCCAGTGAAATTAGGAAAGTTAGTAGCATTGCCAATATAGTCTGTGTAACCCAACCATGTGCCAGTTATATTCCCAGTTGCATCAACAGTCTGTATACCAACTCGAACAACTGGATTTCCTGCGTTTGTACCACGCGAGTCAAAATAAAAACCCACTTCAGTAATTACAGCGTCTTCGTCAGCCTGTCTAATAAAAGCTATGTAATCACCAAGTAGATTTAAACGCCTAGCTCCCGGACTACCTGAACCAATAGGTTGTGGCAAATTCCAAGGCCACATAATATCTACTCTAGCCACTTTTAGTTATCCATGCATTACTTGGAGCTGCGGAGTTAAAAGTAGCTGTAGTCATTGCGTTATTTGTAAAATACTCGTTTACGATTAATGCCCTCATTAATGCTGTTGAGTAATTGGTAAACGCAATATCTATCTCGCTCACCCATTGTTGTTGTGACAATGTAATTGGTGCTCCTGATGTAAACTCAATAGTGTAGTCACCGTTGGGTTCTTGAGTTACATTTAGTATTCCTAAAAAATCAATCACGGACTTACCTTCTTAAGTGCACTCTCAATCAATGCATTGAAAGTTTGAACTGTACGCAATCCCAATGTACCTAGTAAAAAAGAAAGCCCAATCATCTGGTGAGGTTGATCCCAACCAAGTTGATTTGCTACCAGTGGAGTCAAGTAGATTGCAGACGCAGTACCTGACAACACTGTTATAATTCCTTGCATAATTGTTTTAATTTTAGGCCAGTCTGTACCTATAATTGCGCCAATAAAACCTGCTAGTAATTGGCTCCAGTCAATATGCAATTTATCCATCGATGTCCCTCGTCGTTTCACTGACTTTTCTCACCTCCGGTAGTTTAGTTGAAAACACTGGTAGGTTGCTATCTTGTCGCATGAAGAAGGCAATCAACGCAGTTGTCATAGCCGGTATACCAGCCCTGATGCCTTCTATGCTACACAATAATAAACTGCGTGTCACCATGCCAAATGACGCATTCTCTGGAACGTGCATTGCCTTCCATGCCGAATCAAACTCAGGAGCAGCTGATGCAACAAACGCACCAAGTGCCAAAAGGATTAATCTGCCCCATGCAATATTCATTACTTTCCTCCTGCTTGTGCAACTGGCGGAACAGAAAAAATACCGTTAGGCCCTTTATATGATGGATCAAGTCTAGTCCATAATTGAATGCGCACTTGATCGTACCAATCCCCCCAGAATGCCCTGCCAACAATAGAGGGGTCATCGTAGTTCTTTAATGCTATTTTACGAGCTGCATAACATGGCAACGCTTGCATCAATAAATCGTCACTAATAAATGAAAATGTTCCTGCTCCCGCAGTTATAGCAGTCGGTAGTCCAGCTCCACGTGCAGTAAAAGCAATTGATGTAGACGGAACGGGATAGAAGCCTAAATTGCTATAACCAGCTTCATACCAATAAGTTGGCTCACCAGCTGTGGTCGTGTAACTTAAATCATAAGATCGCAATTCATTTTCACCACAGTGAATAATAGGTGCGGTTGCACTATTAATATGTACTGTTATTGGAAATGCTAATACAGAAGCACTAAAGTCATATGTGCGCCCAGTGTGTGATGCCACAGTCAAAGTAGTTGGCAAGTAAACACACGTTCTGCAAAGTTCAAAAGCTGCATCGTTTAGATACTGTAAAATCACATCATTGCTAGATGTTGTGACACCGCCAACGCCATCTGGTAGTTCTGCAATCACAGAATCAAAAGGTTCGTTTAATAACCTGAGAGTTTCATTTTTAAGATCAACAAAACCTTTTGCCATTACCGTGTCCTTCTAGCGTAAATGCTTGCGTAATTGTCAACCATTGCAAGGCGTTGTAGGTACTCTGGCTTAAATATTTGCATTGCATTAGCATCGCCCATTTGCATACCACGAGCTTGCAATACAGCATAAACTAAACAATCATGTGCAACTTCCGGTAAAGGACATTCAGTTGCATCAGTATTAGGTAATGGAGTTCCAGCTGAATCATATGCCCAGTTATCACCGGGTTGTGCATAACCTTCAATCAGAAGGCCATTTGTAAGAGTAGCGTTTACAGCTGGGTAAACGCTTATATTATTCATCCCTCTCAATACAACTATCTCAGGACGATCACTACTTGGTAGATTTCGCCATGAATCAATATATTGATTACTAAAGTCAAATAATCTAGTTGATTGATACTCGTTTAATGTGTCTAAAACTTTAATGACTTTAATCCTGTAGATATCTGGTGCGCAGTAGTCATTAACATCTACAGTTAAATCTAAATACCTACGGCCAACCAGACAGTCCGTTTGTCGGGCTATCTGGTTGGCCTGTTCTAGAATTAGATAGTCTAGGCCAAATGGATCACGGTCTGCGTCAGTGCCAAAGTAGTTCCTACCTAGCATCCTAACATTGCGTTTAATTTGGCCTAGATTCATATCTAGAGTACTCCCTCACGTCCATTCTGGATGTGCATGCGAGTGATGTTAATAGTTGCTCCACTTCGTGCAGTCGCACTTACAACGCGGAGTCGTAAGAACTTTGCATATGACTGAAGTGGAAGAACAATCATGTCATCACCTGTAGCTGCAGCAGCAGTATAGGTATTCTGTGCTAACAATGTACTTGCGGATGGAGTAAATCCTGTTGTGTCAGATCCGTGTAATTCAACAAGAACCGTGTCAGCAGCAGTTAAACCAGTATGGTTAAACGCCACATTGACATATAAAGGATTAAGAATTTGGCCACGCACATAATCAGCTGCAGTCACGGATCCATCGTTATTGGAATCCATTACCGCACCACTAACACCGTTCATGACCAACCCGCCGTAATTAAGTTCTACGGAGCTACCAGCAACGTTAGGTCCAGTAGTGGTACCGTTCATTGCAAGGGTAACAACACCATTTGCAGATGCCGTAGAAATCAGATACTGCGTAGCACCTGCAGTTGCGGTTGCGTAAGCAAATGTAAGTTTTGCGTCTCTCATATCAATCCTCCTTAGTTAGTTGCCAACCGCAGGCGTCCGATTGAGCGAGTGTTTGGCATCCAGAGACCCATACCCCAGTCAAACAGAACATTGTGCATAATTCCGTTTTCCTTGGACTTACCTAAGTATTCAGGCTTAAATGGACCAGACTGCCAACCCTGTACATAACCAGTGCCATAGCGTACAGCATATATGTCAGCAAAGTTTGAAGGAGCAGTAATGACAGGAGTTGTTCCGTCTAACTTACGTCCTACAGTGCGGATCTTAGCACCTTTATATGTATCAACCGAGCGGTCAAATGCATCATTATCGGTGTTAAAACCAGTACCAGCTCCAAGTTGTCGGAGTACAAATTCAAACCGACGCTTGGTATCTTCATTCATGTATAGGACAACGCCAGATCCATCAGGGGAGTTTAAGTTGTCAAATAATTCCTGAAGTGCAGATACAGTTCCGTTAGCTTCAAGAGCGTTGTAGGAACTTGTTGTGTCAAGAGATGCAACAGTCGATGCTGGTGCAACAAGACAGTCCGTTGGAATATCGTAGTCAGCGCGATGCTCTAAACGATATTTAAGTCCAGGGAAACAGTCTGGGCTGTTTCCAGCTGTAACAGATGTTGGGTCGTTGTTAATGAACTTGTCATTAAAATCATATGCAAAACCCTCCATAAAAATCTTGATCTGTGCTTCAACTGGATCAATGATGTTATTTGGCTGGTCAAGCAAACGAGAGTCAACAGTAATCTTATTGCGAATAAGATACATCTGCTCTTCGTACGACTTTGGCTTACCCTTAATTGCGTTTGGCTCACCGTTAATGGATGACCAAGTTGGCGTCGGGATCGTGCCAGCTTCGTTCGTATAGCGTACACCGATCTGCCGTAAGGAAGGCGATGTATAGAAAGGGATGTCCTTGATTGCGTTCCATGTCTGGTGCAGGGACATGGTGATTTCTTTTACAAGAGGATCATTTGAAAGGACAGCTTGATCTGCGAGTGTAAGTGCACCGTTAAAATCGATAGCCATTGGTTACTCCTAACGCCCAATACCAAGCAATCGCGTTATTCCTGATAACGCATTTCGCTGTGGTTGCTGGGGCTGTACTACAGGTTGCGCTGATGCGCTTGTGTCAATTGGTGTCGGAACGGAACGACGTTCTGTAACCATATCAAGCAATTCTGGTACTAATGATTCAACTAAACCCTGAACTTGATTATGAACAGCTTTAGCTGCTTCAGAAGGACTAATACCTGAACTGATTAATTGCTCAACAACATCTTCGGCCCGACGTGCATATGGAAATTGTTCATATGCCTCTACGCGTTGCTGAGAAATCATATAGTTGTTCATCTGCGAAACGACTTGGTCGTATCTGAACTTATTGATTTCTGCTTCTGCGTAGGCACTTGCAGCTTCAGGGTCAAAGTATTCGGTGTTGACTTTCTGTTGCCAACGATCACGAATGCCCTGTTCCTGCCTAGCAATTTCCTGCTGCTGTAATGCTTTTTGGACATCAGCTGCAGATTTGAAACCGCTACTTTCAAATTGAGTTATGACATCGCGCCATTTGTCTAATGCTTCTTGTTGTTGACGTAAAGCCTTAGCTTCCTCGTTAACTTCTCGAAATCGATCATATGGAACGTTTGCTGGTTTTTCCGGAGCTACCGTATCCAGCAGTTTTTGCCTTACTCTTGTTTCTACATCAGTTTGTTCGTAAACATCTGTGTAATCATTATCGTGGTCATCTGATTGAAAAACGGGTTCATTATTTAACGCCTCGAACCCATCGTTGTCAGGGACGGCGCTTTCCCTAACAAAGTCCATCAATGCTCCACCCGCACTGCCCGGTGCCGCTGCTGGCGAATCAGCGGTTCGTGTCACCATCTCTTCGGACATTTACATCATACCTTCTTGTTCTGAATTATTGCCAGCTTCTTCATCTGGCTGCATGGTTTGCATTAGTTTCTGCTTACCAAGATCTGTTATGGCACCATCCTCATTTGCTGCTGCCATAATTCCTGCCTTTGCAGACTCAAGAGCAATATCTGCTTCTAGTTGAGCCTGTATTTCAGCAGTGCGTTTTTGTATTTCAATCTGTGCTTTAATTTGTTCTTGCTCAGGATTGAACATCTTTCCAGCATTCTGTTGTGCTGATTGTTGTTGCATCATTTCCATTTGCTGAGCTTGCATAGCCTGTTGCTTTTGCATCTGCCCATCAAGGTGCTGATAAATCCTAGATGCATGAGGCATGTTGGTTAATTCAATAAACAACCTATTTGTATCAGGATCCATTGGATCTCCAAAGACACCCATCTGCCTTAATGCAGCCATCTTTTGCAACCGTTGATCTGGCCCATCTTCCATTGAAGATCCCGGCACATACACAATTCGATATTGACCACCAGACTTCAATGCATCAAAACGCATAACACCTTGAGCAATCTGATCTTGTGGAAGCATCTTTCCTTGCACGTTTCCGACAAATGGAACGATGCCGAATTGTTCAATAAGAGATACTTCCCACTCTTTAATTTTTGCAGCACTAATTTCAATGTCCGCACGGATGTAACTATGCTGCGTATTGTCACTTCTCTGTAATAGTCTCACAGCCTCTGCAGGAGTTCCAGCTGCAGCTTGACCTTGAGATACGTCATGTAAACCAGCAATGTCCATCATGTCACGTTCAATAAATTGCAACAGTGGAAATAGATCAGATCCAATACCCGGCGCCCGTTGAATTGTAGGTGGATGACTACCACGCATATAGTTGATACGTCGATAGATGCGGTTTTTGTCATCAATGTCATCACCGCTGTTGTCGTATGCGTCGGCTCCGACACCACTTAAGTTTTCGACTAAAATGTAATCTTTTTGTCCCTCAAATTGCTCAAGCAATCTGGAGTACACACGATTGTATGTACTTTGCAAAGCACATAAGTCAAACCCTAATGAATAGCCATACGGTGTACCAGAACGTGGTTGCCACCTAAGTGGAATAAACGGAAATGAGTCTTTCTTCTTGTATGGCCATGTTCCAGCATAAAGCAAACAACTGTTTGTTGAGACAATATAACGTCCATCCGGATACAGAGCAGATGGCTTTTCCCAATATTCATATACAACAGCAGCCATCTTTTTAGTATCTTGATTATTCATGTGTGACGTAGATGGTTGAACCCAGCCACGCCCTGAACCATTTGAACCGTGAAGATAACTATCTACATATCCACTATTTGTTCCAGATAGCGCATCTGGTTTTACGGCTTTACCGACGTCTCCGTAAGAATCTACGAACCAAGACAACGGCTTTACCATTGCGTGAATCATCCAACGGACATCATCGTCTCGTTTTGCAGAAGGATCTAAATACACGTCAAACGCTGGTAGGATCTGTTCGACTACATCACCAACACGCATCTTCGTATGGCCAATAACTGATGTGCCAGTTGCATCCATTTGAGGAACTACTTGTTCACGATTGTTATCCCAGAAAAGTTTTACGTAAGAGGTGCCACAAACGCATGCCCATCGCACACGTTCTTTAGTTTGTGTTTCGCGGTCATACTTGCGGTTATAGTGACTCAACAGAAAGTTAGCTTCGTCAGATGCAGCTAGATCTACAGGGTTGTGACTGATCGGAACAGCAGTTACATCTGGCGAACACTGGGTTAATTTTCCTACAACTCCATCAACAAGAGGACGTATCTTATTGACAGTCATGTATCTATTAGGTTCTTTGTCGTTCTGTATAGATACTAGGTTTCTTGTCTCACTATTGATCCTAAACCACTGGCGCCCTTCAAAAAATGCAGTGGCCATAATCCACTCTAGTTCCATTTCTTGACGCGCTCTGTAAGCAAGATCAAATTGTTCTTTGACGAATGTTGTAATCTTGCGAGCTTCTTCAGGCTGTTCTTTTGGAGACACCTTCCAATCTTTATTATTTAGATCTAGTTTAAGGTTGTCTTTTTCCGTCTTCTCTAATGACTTGGAATCAAATGAGCCTATCGTTCCTGTTGACGGATTTTTCTGATAAGCAGTAACTTTTGGCTGCTTGTTTGCGCCACCCATGAGGCTATTTAGTACCATGTCTTGAAGGCTCATATTTATACCCACTTCTGCCCGTCATTAATTTGCGCAATCAATACTCTTTCATCTTTAATTTCACGCAATATAACCATAACTCTCGCCATTAAATACACATGAGCTATAGCACACACAGAAATTATGATCGCGACTTCTACACCCATTCTGAGTTTTTACCTTTATTCATCCAGCGTGGAACATATTTTCCAGAACTGCTACTTTCAGATGACACTTCAGGACATTTTACTGGATATTCTCTCCACATCATTCCGTATCTAAAACTATCAATAGCGTGATCGTTTTTTGTTCCACTATCAATATCTTCTGGATCGCGTGGGTGAGCCATTGTGTTTGCTAGTTGCTTAATTAAATTAGGACATGTACCACGCACTATCTGTAGTTTGGGTTTAGGGACTCCATTAACAACAGTGGATGCTTCTAACCATTCTTTAACACGTCTCCAGCCAGCCTTCCTGTCTTTAACAGCTCGCACAGCCGGAAGATTACGCTCCCACCAAACTTCGACTGGATACTCACCAATGCGATCCTGCGCATTCATTGGAGGGAAAGTGTTTGCCCAGTCAAACGCAATGGCTTCGAGTTTGTTATTCCATCTACCATCACGTAGTTTTGTGTTTGACGGCTCTGC